TATATAAAACTCTCAGTAGTTAAAAGACTGGGGGTCATAGATACTAGACAGAACTATTATTGTACAGACAGACTACATACTGAGGGTTGTCTGTCGGTAGACTATATCCCTGACTGTCTGGGAGCCAGTCTATCTATAGTCAGTAACTAAAAACCATTGTACTGTGACCACCACTCTGTCTGTTAGAACTAGCATGCCCAAAAGACGGGCATGCTGGTCTGGCTTATGTAGTTATAAAATCTATAACTTCGTAAGTTCGTTCTAAGGAGTTCGGTTATGTTTCGTGTTCTAGTTACTGGTTCTCGTAAGTGGTCAGATGCTGATGCTATCGTTCGTGAGTTAGAGATTGTTCAGGCTCACGAAGGTGAGCAAGTTGTGCTAGTCAGTGGCAACTGCGATGGTGCGGATAAGATGGCTGAGGAAGTCGCGGTTAAGTTCGGGTGGATGATTGAGCGCCATCCCGCAGATTGGAAAACCCATGGTAAGCGCGCAGGGTTCGTGCGCAATGCTGAGATGGTGAAGTTAGGTGCTGATTACTGCCTAGCGTTCATCCAGGATGAGTCCGCAGGTGCAACCAACACCGTAGTAAAGGCTCGTATCGCTGAGATTCCAACCAAGGTTGTGGCTCGTGTCACACCTGTTAAGTCAGTCCCAGCATGGGTAATTGCTGAGACCCAGAAAGGAGGTGAGTGAGCATGGGGCGCCAACCCACACCAGCAGAGATTAGGGAAACAAACCCTAACATGACACTGACATGTGACAGTTGTTACCTTGTCATGAATGCTAATGCAGACTACGGAACATTCGAGAACGCGCTGACACTCAACATGTCAGGAGGATACGGCGAGTATGTAGACTCAGCATTCCTCAAAGAGAAAGAAGTAGAGTTCTACTTGTGTCACAAGTGTGCACACAAACTAATGAAAACATTCTTTGGTGACTGGGACTTGTCAGGTTGGCATCCACGCACCAAAGATAAGTACTGCGATGGATGGAAAGTAGATGACAAGCACTGGGAAACCATAGCAAAAATGTACCAATGTCCAGAGTGCGGTTGGGTGACAGAGTGTTACCCAAATTGTCCAATAAAGGAGGCAAACAAGTGAGTGAACTAAGTCAGGGTATGAGCGTAACAACACACACAGAAACATGCTGCGAATACCCGCAGACCAGCAACATCATGCACCTGTACACAGGTGATGAGCAGGACTACAGTTGCATCAACTGTTACGAGACTAAAGAAAGCAAGTCAGACAAGAACGCTTGGGACTTGCATGAGGACGACAGGCTAGGCGAAGGCAAAGCCCTGACCTTAAACCAAGACGACAACCCAACGGCTAGCGATTGGGTGTCGTCAGAAACCATAGTGTCCAAAGCAAGGAGAAAAGCAGTGTTCACAGAAGTATGGAAAGAAGAGAGCATGACTCTCATAGAACTATCGGTTAAGTTCGTAGACCAAGACGACCCTTGGTTACTACGCAGGGAGTTCACCCCACCTATCGCACAGTTGATGGATGGTGGTGAGTACGAAGAACTATGGGAGTTAGATGATGAGCGCCAGCGTGCACGCGAGACTGAGTGCAGATGGTGTCACCTGCTCACACCCAAGCAGTTCAACGACTGCCAAGCATGTGACAAACCACTAGAAAACAATCTAGTATAAGATTAAAATGGCAGATAGACCCGCTACGCTTTGCGATAGCGGGCTATCAGCCACTATCAAACAACTACTAAACAAGGAGAAACAAATGCAAAACACATCAACAATCACAGGTACAATCAAGAACATCAAGACATTCACAAACGAAAGAGGTACGTTACTAACAGGCTGGCTAGACCAGCGAGATGTTAGTCGTACATCAGACGGAACTGCAGACAGAGCAATCTATGTAGTAGGTATGAACATCATTGCACTAGATGACACAGTAATCTCAGAGATTCTAGGTGAGGCAAAGGCTGGTACAGAATTAACCAAGCCAATCACAGTAACAGGCAGACTAGTCACTAAGTTTGACCGCCGTCCAAATGTCAAGGACAGTGAGCGCCGAGCACCTTATGCTCAACTAGAAGTACACGCAGTAGAAGCGTAATCAGTACAGAGGTAGGGGGCTTCTCCCCCCTGCCTCGCTGCGCTCGGCGGTAACCGTAGCCTCAGCGGATAACTACAAGTCCATGATATTATTATAACTACAAGGAGACCAACATGTATTTAGATACAGCAACAATCATTGGTATAACTATAGCGTTAGGTGCTAGTCTATTCATGATGTTTATACTAGCGTTTGCTAATACAAAACTGCAGCAAGAAAACAGATATCTACGCCAACGACTACGAGCATGGCGCAAGTCATGCGAAAACCATGTGGAGGTACCATTCTAATGAGCAATACAATTATGACTGATGTTTTATTTGCAGCAGACCATTTCATTATGGTCACTACTATCGAGACAACCTTTAGCCCAGACCAGCGTGATATAGAGCAGGCTGCATGGGAACGATTGGCTGATGAGTATGGAGTGGACTGGGTTAACATGACCAAGCCATTCATCAAGCAAGTATCTATTGAAGTAGCAACAGTCGTTAGTACAGATGATTCAGATGTCTACACCGACCCAGCATAAACATCATTGGTTATGCAGTGATATACCAGGACAATATTACTGTGATGATTGCACTAACAAAGGTTGGTGGAGCATTATGTATAGAAAGGTAATGACATATGGAACTAGAGCGTCCTAATACATGGTGGGCAATAGTTGAACGTAAAGAAATTGACGAAGACTATGGTATTACCATGACAGACAAACAATGGGAGACAATGGTGTATAACCTTAACAAGTCTGCATACTATGCAATAGATGAAATCATTAGTGAATTTGCAGGAGCATATGCTGATGAGTGACCTTAACCCTAACTACATAGAAGTAGTCAGCACTCTTAAGTATGTACGCTTACTCAAGGGCTACACACTTGAGCATGTAGAACTAGTTACTAATGGTGAGTTCACCAAAGAAGCAGTAGATCATAAGAAGCAGTATGTATGGAGACCCAATACATGTAACACGAAGGAGAAACTATGAGTTACGAACCACCGCTTGATGACCCTGTTGCAACAGGTGAATCAGATGAGTGCGACCAATGTGGTTGCTTCATTTATGAGTGTGTATGTAATGAGCCTGACCGTATGTATGGAGATGAAGACTAGGAGATAGTCATGAACGAAGTAAAAAAGTGGCTGGCTGTTGGCAGTACTATGATGTTGACCTTTACTACAATGCTAGGTCTACCATTAAAGTATTACTCTCAACATGTTAACGACTTATGTTATAACGAACAAAAACTACCTAAAGTATGGACACCATACGCTGCCAAGATGTATGCTATTTCATACATGAAGATGTGGTTCCCTGAGTGGAACCGCAGTGAACACAAAGCATTGATGAAACTATGGGGTAAAGAGTCAGCATGGAAACATGATGCGGATAACCCTGAGTCAACAGCCTATGGCATAGCACAAGTTTTAGGTACTAAGCCTGGAACCCCAGCCCCGCAACAAGTTGCGCGGGGGCTGGAGTACATAGTACATAGGTACGACAAGCCATCAATTGCATGGTCGCATTGGAGGAAACATGGCTGGTACTAGACAGTGGCAAATAAACATAGCGTTCTTTGTGGAAGCAGACAATGATGATGATGCTTTACACAAGGTAACATCCACACTACCATATGGTGAATCAGATGTAGTGTGGATATGGCAATCAAGTAAGGGACTATCAAACAAGGGAGATGCAAGTGAATAAAGAACTAATAGCAGAAAGAATAGATGCCATTAAAGAAGTAACAGTGGCAGATGAGACAGGTCAATTTGAGTTAGGTCATAGTGAACAACGTCATGCTGCTGAAGCAGTAGAGTTGTTCATTAAAAACTTTAACCTCATTAAAGACAATGAAGAACTAGTGACAGAAACAACAGCAGCAGTACTACTAGCACTGCGTGACATTCAAGTACGTGACTACGCTATGGGACTTATAGTCCCTGAAGAAGTAGATAAAGTTATACCAGTATTTGAATGGCTAAAAAATGCAGCAACAGATGATACTGTAGCAGCACCAGCCACACTACTAGCACTTACATACTATCAGAAGTCAGATGTTGATAAAGCATTTGAACTACTAAACATTGGCAAGGGACAAGGATACTCACTGGCTAACCTGCTTGGACGGGTGTTCGGTTCAGGTTGGCCAGTTGCTGCCTTCCATGCCATGCAAATGGAACTACATCCTAAAGTAACAGCAGGAATCTTTGGAGAAGCACATGACAGTAGCAAGTAAACATCGCTCAGCATGGGTGCGTGGAGGTACAGCAGTAACTGCTAACTCCGCATCAGATGCAGCCACACAAGCAGGACTTAACTGGACTGTACGCACAGGTGAACTAGTAGCAATTGCAACTCCATTAACTATGGATGAGAACGGTGTTACTAGTGCTAAATATGTAGACGTACCAAAAAAACAGGCTATTATCCGCGAGGATAACAACTCAGTCATTGGTATTGTTGGTACTAAGTATAAGGTAGTACAAAACATGGAAGTCTTTAACGCATTAGATACACTGGTAGATGCAGGTGATGCACGCTATGCAGCAGCAGGTGAGTTCAATGGTGGCTCTAACATCTGGATGGTACTAGAGTTACCACGTGGTGTATCAGTAGCCAATGACCCACACGCTGCGTTCTTATTGGTTAAGACATCACATGATGGTTCATCATCTGTTGTTATCAAGCCAATCATTGAGCGTTTGTTCTGTGCTAACCAAGTCAATGGTTTGATTAGCAATGGACGCAATCGCAAGTTCAATGAGTATACATACCGCATGTCACATACAACTAATCAAGAGTTATCTGTTGCTGACATCCGTAACATTACTAACCTAACATATACTGCTATAGCAGACTATGAGTTAGTTGCTAACAACCTCATGCAAAAGCGCATGACTCGTGAGCAAACACTTAACTTCTTTAAGAATGTATGGGCATTACCTTCTACTGTAGAAGATAAGCCATACGATTTGCTCACACGTGGTGAGCGCAAGCAGCAGACTATTGCTAAAGAAGCACGGGTTTACCTATCGGGTAAATGCGCACGGTTACTGTATAGTTTCGTTCATTTCCTATACAGTTACTGCCTTTTACTGGGTTGTCCCGCCAGTAGCGCACACGGGACACTAAACAACGAGAGGAACACATGAACACAATCCAAGTTACAACAGCAGATGGCACAGTAAACTATACTGAGTCAGAAGTACTGCGCTTTATTGAGAGAGCAAAGGAAGTAGATGCAGTCCAACAAGTCTCAAACGACACACGCCAACGTCTTAATGACAATCGTAATAAAGTCCGTGACTTCTTCAGTGAAATTGAATGGAGTGATGGTGAAACAACAATCACAAAGTCAGATGTCAATGAGTTGCTTGATTCCATCGGAGCCAACAGACTTACAACACGATACAGTGCTACATACACAATCACTGGTACCTTCAGTCTAGACTGTGAAGATGCAGATGATGCAGAAACTATCTTTACAGACAATGTTACAGTAGACTTCTATGATGGCGACATTGATGTTGACCTTATTGAAGTAAATGACATTGAGGTTGCTGAGTAATGGCAGAGTACGTACCTTATAGACCATACAAAGGTACGGCTGGATGGTCAGGTAGTAATACATCTAAGGCTCGTGCTTTACTAAACATTGCATCAGGTCAGGAAGAAAACAACCAGTCTAGAGCGTTATCATATTTAAAACTAGCAGGTATACAAGGCATGACTTGGAAAGAGTTAGCCGAAGGTACAGGCTGGCATCACGGCACGGCTAGTGGTGTGCTGTCAGTACTGCATCAGTCAGGTGCAATAGTACGCACCATTAAAGTGCGCAACAGATGCAAGATATATGTGCATCAGAATTACAAAGACCAAGTAATGTATGAAGAATACAAGAAGAAAGAAAAACTTTGCCCTCACTGTGGCAATGACATCAACGCATAGTACTCCGATTCTATGCTAAGATGAGTAGGTTGGGGTAGCAGGGTTTCGGCTCTCTCCTTGTTCCTGCTCCCCAACCTTTTAACAAGGGAGACGTATGTCGGAAGTAGAAGTTCCAAGAGACCGTTACGGTAGACCAATGGTAGTGCCACCAAAAGGTGGCAAACCTGTGCCGTATACAAGAACAACAACAGTTGCTGGTTCATTAGATGATGGCACTGCATTAGTAGCATGGAAGTTGCGGATGGCTGCAGCAGGATTAACGCTGCGCTCTGACTTATTGTTAGCAGCATCAGCCAATAGAGATAACAAGTTAGAGATGGACAAGTTAGTTGAAGATGCAATGGAAGCAGCAGGTGCTACCAAGCAGGCTAACATTGGTACTGCATTACATACACTGACAGAAAAGTATGACCGAGGTGAAGACCTTGGAGTTATACCTGACGAGTATGTTGCTGACATCCAAGCGTATGCGGATGCAACTAAGAAGTTCAAGAATGTATTCATTGAACAGTTCTGCGTGCTAGACAAGTACAAGATTGCAGGTACACCTGACCGTGTAGTTGAATACAACGGCGAGTTGTATATCTCGGACTTAAAAACTGGTAGTATTTCCTACCCAAATAAGATTGCCATGCAGTTAGCAGTGTATGCACACGGCTTGCCGTATGACCCCGCTACGGCAACCCGTGGTTCTTGGGGTGGTGTAAACCAAGAGAAAGGAATCATTGTCCATCTGCCAGCAGGCGGTGGTAAATGTGAACTGCATTTTGTTGACATCAAACAAGGTTGGAAAGGTATAGAATTAGCAATGAAAGTTCGTGCCTTTAGAGACACAAAGAAATCCCTAGTAACACCTATTCAAGGAGAATAAATGCACAGCGAAGCACCAATTAGCATCAACCTTAAATCAGCATCAGGGTTAACACAGTTAACACTACGTGCTAATACACCTGATGAGTTTACTGCACTAACATCTGCAATCTTTCAGATTACAGAAGCAATTGGTGAAGTAGAGACAGCGGTACGTGGTACCAATGCAGCAGTACCACCTAACCCACAAGTAGCATCTATTGCTACACAATTTGGAGCAACAGTTGTTGATTCATTTGATGCACCCGCTGCACCAGCAATGGGCGCAGGTTCACGTGCTTGTCCTCACGGTACAATGACACGCATCCATGGACTAACAGGTAAGTTTGGTCCATACAAGGGTTACTTCTGCCCTGCTAAGCAAGGCGACCCAACTAAGTGTACTACTCAGTACATCAAGCAAAACCAAGCAGAGTGGAACTCATTCGTACCTGACCAGACCAAGGCATAATGAAAACATTACGCCGTAGTATTGGTAAGCCAGAGGTAGGAGGGGAACCATTACCTCCTCCCTTTCAGGCGTTCCAACGGGAAGGCATTATCCTACGCCGTGCAGAGGTATCAGTAATTGCTGGTACTCCTGGCGCAGGTAAGTCATCTATTGCATTACATATCGCAGCAAGGCTAAAACAACCGACACTATACTTTTCTGCCGATACTAATGCACACACTATGGCTATGCGTTT